ATCAGAGATGGAGATAAACATGCTTGTAGAAGAGCATGTGGCTTCGTGTATTGCACGTTCTTTTAGGTACTAAGGGTATGCCCTACCTTTTAATTAACCCTATGCTTAGAGAGGAGTAGAATGGAAATAATTTTATTGATAATTGTAACAGTATTGTGTCTAAAATTTCTAGAATATCTAGGTTCGTAACCTAAATGTCACATGATTTGACTTTTGTTTTAAAATATGTTATAATCTTTTTTATAATTTAAAACATTAATCAAATTAATAATTAATTATATTAATAATTTATATTAATATTTATAAAACTTTATAAAGGAGTATAGTAATGATAGAATATAATAATAAAAAAGTAACACCAAAGGTGTATGCTAAACACCAAGTGTCTGATTACTTGATGGGTTTGTTTGATAGTCCAGAGGTTCATATGGATAAGGGATTTGCAAACGCTACACCACGTGAACAAGCTGAGATAATGAATCAAGTTAGTTTGTTTGAAGATAGGATTCATAAGTTGTTGGGTGTTAAATTTAAAAGTATTACGAGTAGTAGTAACTTTGAAAAATCTATATAGGAGATAGAGTTATGGAATTTATATTAATAGTAGTGGGTGTTGTTACATTATTAACGACAACAGTTTTGTACATGTACTTGGTAGATGAGGAAAAGATAGAACCACACTACCCAACTACTGCACAACGTGGAAACTTTTGGGATGCAGAGACTAAGAAGTTTTACAAGTGGGATGAGTTGATGGAGCGTAAAAAAGAGAGGGAACAAAATGACACAACATGATGAAGCTGTTGAACAGCAAAGAGAAATACTTGAGTTAGAAAAACAAGCCAAACAAATTGTAGCTATTGACACAAGGTACAAGGATGGGTTATGGTATAAACAAATAGTTGACTATGCTGATGGTCGAAGGGTTACAGAGTACAGAGACAAACGCAGAGCAACCATAGAGGAGAATAGGTATGGCGAAGACGTGGGATAAATCTGCTCATGTATCTGCTACACAAGGCAGAGGTAAGAAGACAAGTCAAGGTAGAGGTAATGTTGCTTTCTCTACCATGAACAAGAACAAGAAAAGCAACTTTAAAAAATATCGAGGGCAAGGTAAATGACAGTACAAGATTTAATAGATAATCTAAACACTATCACGGACAAAACTTTAAATGTTCGTGTGTTAGAAAACAATCCTAATAACTCTGATTACAATTTAGAAAATTATTGGATAGATAAAATTGATATAGCTAACACAGGACAAAGTGGATACGAACTACATGGTGAAGTTGTTTTAATTGGAGAAGCTTAATGAACATATTTTATTTTGATGAGTGTCCGACTATATCAGCAGAAGCACAACCTGACAAGATGCTGGTGAAGATGCCACTTGAAACAGCACAGATGTTATGCCCAGCACATAGGTTGTTAGATGGTGATGAGTATGCCGATGCTAATGGGTTATACAAACAAGCATACATGAACCACCCATGTACTAAATGGGCTAGAGAATCTAGCTCTAACTACTCATGGTTATATCGCCACTTCCTTGCACTAGGACTTGAGTATGAGTATAGGTACGGTAGGAAACATGCAAGTGTTGTTAAGTTAGAAGAACCACTGAGCAAGATGCCAGATAATATTACACATACAAGTATGACACCACTAGCACAGGCTATGCCTGAGGAGTATAAGAATGAGGATGCTATTGTTGCTTATCGTGATTACTGCATTAACGAAAAACACTATGCCAAATGGGAACGCAATAGAGCTAAGCCTATATGGTGGACAACACAGGAAGCTGTTTAAATATTTTGAAATTAAGTATTGACAATGTCTTTTACTTATGTTATAATACACTCTTATTAAGATGAACTACTTAGCAGAAAGAGATCAATACAATACAGAGATACTGACTCGTGATGAGTATAGGAAGTTTGGATTGTATATGACGGAACACTATCCAAATGTAGGGCATGTGGTAGAAAAGTTAGATGATACCTTTAAGGTAAGACTTAACGATACTGCATTAACATTTTGGGAAGAGATACTCACTGCTATTAGGGATTAATACGAAGGTATATTATAAGAAGTTTTGCCCTCCTTTATTTAACTTATAATATTTACAAGTTTCCGGTCTTGTGCCAATCTAAAACCGGCTTAACTTTTTTAACCAAACACTTTACATTTATACAAAAGTATGATATAATGTGTGCACTTAATACAAACCGATGGAGGAAATAATATGTATGAGTATGTAAAAGGTAAGGCAATGTGGGCTAATATCACATCGCCAAACACGAGGTTTCAACCTCACAAGTATGGGCTAACTGTTCTTACAGACCCTGATACTGCATCTAAACTTGAAGGCATAGGTCTTAATCAAGTTAGAGACAGAGCAGGACAGCCTAAGTATGATGAACCTGCATTTACTTTTAGCAAGAGAGCTACAAGAAATGATGGCACTGCAAATGCTGCACCTAAACTTGTTGACACCGATGGTGCTGACATGGATGTTAGCGTAGGTAATGGTTCAGAAGTTGTTGTCAAGATCAAACCTTACAAGAATGATTATGGTCAGTTCGCTGAACTCATGGCTGTAAAGGTTGAGAACTTGGTAGAATATGTTGAAGGTGATTCAGATAATGAGGAGTTCTAAATGATTATTACTATAAATAATGATGATGGTAACACCTCGTTTGATGTAAACAACATCAGCGATGATACTGTAAAGCAAGAAGCTACTGTTATCGTACAGAAAGTTGGTAACTTACAAGTTATTATAGAAGCTTTAGACTTTGCAAGTCGTACACATCGAGCAAACCTAGAAGAGTTACTCAAAGATAGAGACGAAGCAATCGTTGAAACAGAACCTGCTCGTAATGAGAAAGGTCAGTTCGTTGGCGATGACCCAGAAACTATCGAGGATGAATCTAAAGTAATCAAAGATACATAGTCTGTGAGGAGGGCTAACATGAATGATACAACTTGGGATAAGTTGAAACAACCCTGTCCACTTTGCAATAGCAGTGATGCTGTAGGAGTCAATCAAGATGGCTCTGCAAAGTGTTTCAGTTGTGGAGAATTTATGCCGAACTACGAACAAGCATGTAACGGAAAAACTATGACACAAACACAAACAACTCAACCAAAACAACCTGATAATGTAACTGAGGGTAGCTTCATTGCATTGACGGACAGAAAAATATCTCAAGCAACTGCACAGAAGTTTGGGGTTAAAGCTGTTCAAGACTTAAAGGGTCAGGTCATTAAACATTTCTATCCATATTATAATGGACATGAATTGTCAGCTACCAAGTGCAGAAATTCTGTTACTAAAGATTTCTTTGTACAAGGTAGTTACAATGACACCGGATTGTTTGGTCAACAGTTGTTTAAGGGTGGCAAGTATGTCACCATAACCGAAGGGGAGTGTGATGCTATGGCAGCCTATGAACTACTTGGTAGTAAGTGGGCAGTCGTATCCATTAAGCGTGGAGCACAAGGTGCAGTACGAGATATCAAAGAGAGCTTGGAGTTCTTTGATAACTTTGAAAACGTGATCGTTGCTTTTGATAATGATAAAGCAGGAAAGGATGCATCTGTAAAGGTTGCAAGACTTTTCAAGCCGGGTAAGGCTAGGATACTCACACTTCCCAATGGGTTCAAAGACCCTAACGATATGCTTAAGTCTAACAGACATAAGGACTTCGTTGAATCTTGGTGGTCTGCTAAAGTCTACACACCATCCGGTGTTATCAATGTTACAGAGCAACGTGAGAAGTTTCACAATCGTGAGAAGAAACAAAGCATACCTTATCCTTATGAAGGACTCAATAAAAAGCTGTATGGCTTGAGACAAGGTGAGCTTGTAACTCTTACAGGTGGGACAGGACTTGGTAAGTCTAGTGTAACCAGAGAGATAGAACATTGGCTTGTGAAACAAACACAGGACAACGTAGGTATCATAGCATTAGAAGAAGATTGGAGACGTACCATTGATGGTATACTTTCTATTGAAGCTAACGCTAGGTTATACATTGACCAAGAACGTGAGAAGTTTTCTAAAGAAGAACTTGATAAGATGTTTGACATCTTGTACGATGGTGAGAACAAAAACAGAGTATGGGTTCACTCACACTTTGGCACTAACGACATTGATGATATCTTTACCAAGCTTCGTTTTATGATTATTGGTTGCGACTGTAAGTGGGTAGTAGTAGATCACTTGCACATGTTGGTGAGTGCAGTACATGAAGGTGATGAGAGACGAGCCATTGATACTATTATGACTAGACTTAGAAGTTTAGTTGAAGAGACTGGTGCAGGGATTATACTTGTATCACATCTTAGACGTGTCGATGGAAACAAAGGACATGAGAATGGAATTGAAGTAAGTCTCTCTCATCTACGTGGCTCAAATAGTATTGGTCAACTATCAGATTGTGTGATTGCATTGGAACGTAATCAACAATCAGATGACCCAGATGAAGCTAGGACTACAAGACTACGTGTACTTAAATCAAGATACACAGGTGATGTAGGTATGGCAGCTAGAGTTATCTATGATGCAGAAACGGGTAGACTATCTGAATTAACTAACGAAGATATTGAGTTTGATAACTCTGGTGACGAGGGATTTTAAATGACTAAAATAGTATTGGAGGATGGTGAACAAGAAATCGTGGACTACTTGAGTAAGGGTAGATATGATAGAGCAAGAAGTCGCAATGCTGAAACTTTACCTCTTAATAATACCAATGATAAATACTTTTCTGACAAAACAGGATTATTTGCAGAGTTAGCACTGGCTAAACTAACAAACGTATATCCTAGTCAAGTTTTTTCTCCGGTATGTAACACTAAGGATAGTGGTAGTGATGTTGGAGATATACAGTATAAAGGTTGGAGTATAGATGTAAAGTCAACCATTCATAATAATGGTGTGCTTTGGATTAACAAGATTAATAATAATATTGATTTGTATGCATTCTTTGTGGTAACAGAAAATGAGGACAATGTAACTTGTGAACTCAAAGGTGTTATAACAGGTAAGAATCTTCATGCTAAACCTAAAAGACCAAGGCAACCACAGTTTAAGTATCCCTGTATCTATGCAGAGCAAGACGAATTAATATCATGGGAGGAATTTAAAAAAGAATGGACTTAGTATTTGATATAGAAACGGATGATGTCAAGGCGACCAAGGTACATTGCATAGTTGCACAGAATCCTGACTCAGGTGAGATATTTAAGTTTCCACCTAACAAGTTAGAAGAAGGGTATCAGTTTCTTACTACAGCAGAAAGACTGATTGGTCATAACATTATTGGATTTGATATTCCAGTTGTCGAAAAGTTTGGAGGAGTTAATCTTAGTGATAAAGATGTCATTGATACTTTGGTTTTATCCAGACTGTTTAATCCAACACGTGATGGTGGTCACAGCCTTGAGACTTGGGGGTACAAGTTAGGCTATCCTAAGATTGAGTTTGAAGATTATCTTAATTACTCTACTGATATGTTAAACTATTGTGTACGGGATGTACAGTTAAACACTAGAGTATTACAAGAACTTCGCAAAGAGTCTAAAGGTTTTAAACCAGAATGCATTGAGATTGAACAAGGTGTTGCTAAGATTATGAAACAGCAGGAGCAAGATGGTTTTGCTTTTGATATGCAATCAGCACTTAGTTTGTTAGCAGAGCTAAGAGAAAAGAAACAACTGATCGAGTCAGAGGTACACGAAACTTTTAAACCTAAATGGGTAGACACCAAAGAGGTCACACCTTACATCAAGAAAGATGGTAATTTATCTAAGCGTGGACTTACTGATGAAGAATATCAACGTTGTTTAGATACCAACAACTTCAATCCTTTTATGAGACAGACTTTACAAGAGTTTAATCTTGGTTCTCGTAAACAGATTGGAGAATATCTTATTGACTTTGGTTGGAAGCCAGATAGATTTACACCTACTGGTCAACCTATTGTAGATGAGAAAACATTATCTAAGATAACGCATATCCATGAAGCAAAACTTATAGCAGATTTTTTACTACTGCAAAAGCGTATAGCTCAAATTGATTCGTGGGTAGAAGCTGTCAAGGATGATGGTAGAATACATGGATTTGTTATTCCTAATGGTACTATTACCGGAAGAATGACACATAGAAACCCTAACGTTGCACAAGTTCCCTCTACTCACAGTCCTTATGGTAAAGAATGTCGAGCCTGTTGGACTGTACCAGAAGGACACAGCCTTGTAGGTGTAGATGCAAGTGGACTAGAGCTACGTATGTTAGCACATTACATGGATGATAAGGAGTATATAAATGAAATTATTAATGGAGACATTCACACGACTAACCAAAACTTTGCTGGACTTAAATCAAGAGATCAGGCTAAAACTTTCATCTACGCACTCGTTTACGGAGCAGGAGATGAAAAGATTGGAAGCATC